TCTTTTTTTTAAATAGGTTTTCTATTTTATCAAAGATATTATCTATTGTCTCAAAAAATTTATATAAAAACCTATCAATCATTTACTTGCAACTCTTCCCTTATTAATACCTTTTTTAATTATGTACTTTTGAGTACCATTTGCTCCAGTTTCTACTTCTTTTTTTAAATTTTTAAATAATAATTTTTGTTTATTTGTTTTATCTTTTTCTTTTAAAAAAGATTCTATACTTTTACTATCTCTCATTTGTCCTCCTTTTTTTTCATTTGATAGAACATTTTGTCACTATCTTCCGTAACCATACCATTATCTTCTGCATCCCAGTAAGTAGTTTGAACTTTATAGTCAGGCCAACTGTCATCAGTAGTATAACTATTAATGTGCCACAAAATACGGTTATTAGGCTGAGCTGCATAATTACCGTTAGTAAGCTCCAGTATATGTGCACACTTATGTTCTTGAGGAATTTCAGAATGTTCAGTATCCAAAATATTAGTTTCCGGATGACCCCAGTCAATTGTGAATAAATATTTACCATGATAAAATTTTTTATCAAGTCCTAGATATTTTCCGTTTACGCCAACCAGCCAATCAAAGCAATGAACGCTAGGCCAATAACTAAAACAGTTCCACAGCTCCAATTCGTCGACCGACATATCCGGCACTTCAAATCTAGAAAAATGTTTTTGGAAAAACGCTGAGATAGGCAAACGCCAATAGCACGCACCGTTGGGTAACATGATATTAAATAAGAGCGCACGACCTGAAATAGAAGTAAGACCAAAGATAACACAATCTTGCTCACCTTTTTTATCCATGTCCATATCATAGAGATACTCAGTCCTGATTTTGCAATAAATAGGTGGTATGTTCGCGTTAAGGTATGCCATAGTTTATCCATAAATATCTCCCCAGTTTTCTCCTGATTCATAATCAACTTTGTTAGGGACTTCTAGCTTAACAGCATTCTCCATAATTTCAATAATTTTATCTGAATGTTCTTTTGATTCTACAGATAAATCTAATTCATCATGAATTTGTATATGTGCTACAATACCTTCTTTATATAGATCAACCATAGCTTTTTTAGTCATATCTGCAGCTGATCCTTGAATTAATTTATTGAGTGCTTTGTATGTATAAGCACGTTTAATCCCTGGTCCGTGTTCCCTGAGTGCATCTTCTTGTTTCATGGCTTTGTGCATCCCGAACATATTAGGTTCCCATAGATGAAACCTACATAATCTTCCAAGTAATGTTCTAATTTGACCATGACTTTGAGCTCTATTAGATACAGAGTTCATTAACTGTTTAACAAAAGGTACTTGTTTATGATATTGATTAAATAGTTCCTCAGACTTTTCTTTAGTAACACCTAACTCTGCTTGTAGTTTAGTTTTACCCATACCATAAAATAAACCTAAGTTAATAGTCTTAGCTTGATCTCTAGGTATTTGTGCCATCTCTGCAACTGTTTGGTGAAAGTCCGTATCGGTATTATCAATGTATTCATCAACGACATCATACACTGATGGAAATTTTTGTAATGCTGAATAGTGTACAACTAATCTTGGTTCTTGTTGTGAGTAATCAAAACATCCCCATGTACAATTCTCTTCAGGTAAAAATAAAGATCTTATCATTGGTCCCAGGTCCTTGTTCCGTGCAGGAAGTTGCTGTAGGTTAGGGTTAGAATAACTAAATCTACCAGTTACAGTTCCACCTTGATCCGATCTTATTTGATTAATGTCAGCATGGATTCTACCTTTATGTTCATACCTTAAAATAGTATCTATAAAAGTTGTGTGTGCCTTGTTAATTTCTCTAGCTTGTGCTATTTGTTTAACTACAGGATGAGGATGTTCAGAAAGAAAACCTTTAGTAAATGATGGAGAACCTGATTTTTCAGTTACGGAATATTCTAAATCAAGTTTATCAAAAACTTTTGCAATTGAACGGGCTGCCCAAATTTGTGGTTCTATCCCTGTTTCTTTTTTCACTGCTAGTAGCAATGATTCCTCTTTCGATTGTAATTGCTCTTTTAATACTTGAGCTCTTTGTGAATCTACTCTAACTCCTTTGAATCTCATATCTACTAGACAAGGAAATAAATCTGTTTCTAAATCAAAGATAGATTGAATATCTTGTAAAACAATTTCTGATTTAAATTTTTGCCATAACTCTAAAGTGAGTTCAGCATCTTTTTCTGCATAAGCCCCAACATACATTGGTGGTAGTCTCCACATATCTGCTTTTGGATCTAGTCCTCTAGACTTTGCTTCATCATTCAATGCCGCTTCATTTTTACCATGACCTAGATACTCCCAAGACAATGCATTTAGAGAATATGCAAATTTATTCTCATCAATCAAGGATGCTGCAATCATGGTATCTACCACTAAACCATTGATTTTTATACCTAAATTACGTATCCAACATACGTCATACATTGCATTATGAAAAATTTTTATAGCTGGACAAGCCATAGTATCTGCAAACCATTCTAATACTTTTTTTCTATCCATGTTGCTCCCTGATCCATGAGCAATTGGAAAATAAAATTTTCTACCTGAAACAGCAACAGCTATACCCACAACTTCACCATTACCAATAACAGCTCCAGATCCTTTTGATTTTAAATCAGGATCTCTTGTTTCTAAGTCAACTGCTATTTCATCGTAGGATCTTAAATCTGGAAATTCTTCTGGTTCGATCCATTCAGTTTGTGCTGTGAACATTGGTACTTTCATTATAGTTTCTCCTTTAGTGAATCTAAATATTCTTGATCTTCTTTTTTTAATTTTTCTGGTTTCTTTTTTTTACCAAATATTTCTTCCCAACGTTTTGAATAAACTTTATTAGTTGGTCTCGACCTTCCGTCGTACTGTCTACTTTTTTCTTTTGCCATCGTTATCTTTCAGTTTTTTAATTTCTAATTCACAGTAATGAATTATCTTCTCTATATCTTGGATTCCGTTTTTATTCAAGTATCTGCAAACATACTTCACAACGTTACCCTGGAAGAATGATAAATTATTCTTTGAAATAAATTCATAGGGTTGAATTGGAAAATTTTTATAGTGAGATCCTCCAATTTGTTTATCTTGTGGAAATAATTTTTCCATGTCATCTTTATGTGTCATATTTTTCTCCTTTAAGTTAATGTGGTAGTTGTTGGTTTAACGAAGTTAAGATAATTTGGGAATTGAAGGCCTCGAACCAACTTCGCCATTTAAGGCCTGAAGCTACCACTCTCCATGGAAATTGTCCTTCTATCCCATTCTGTTTAAAATTACAAAGAATAGCCATAACGCTCCTTCTTTGGTTTTAATAAGTATAAATTTTCTTTAGCTCTAGTTGCTCCAACATACCAAACTCTATGTTCTTCATCTGCTTTTTCAATATTGTTTTCTATAGAGTCTCTTATTTTTTTAGCATTGTCTAAAACTAAAATAACGTTTTCACATTCACCACCTTTTGCTGCATGTATAGTGGATACTTCTATTCTAGGTTTTTGTGATAATTTTTCTCCATTAGACAACATTGTTCTTATATAAAAACATTCTTCCTGGTCAGCTCTTGTAAATAAATTATACCAAAGGGCATCATTACCATAACCAAAATCATCCATGTTATAATATTGTTTGTCTTCTTTAAATTTAAAGAATGGACTATCTGGTAAATATTCGTGTATCTCTCTTGCATCTGCTAAACTAATTGTTGCACCTTTACATAACTCATTAAAATTTAAAATTGCTTTGTAGAGCCTTGTGTCATAACTCTTTCCAAATCTAGATTCATGATACAAATTATTTTTCTTTAATTGTTTTGATATTTCATCAGAACGATAAGTTGTCCTAGTTAATATTAACCATTCATCTTGTGTTAAATCTAAATGTTCAATATTATAGATTGGCTCAACTTTTCCAGGGGATCCATCTTTAGCCTGATATATTTTTTCTTTTCTTGTTTCTATTCTACTTACAATAACTTCCGATAGTTCTTGAATATTTTTAGGTACTCTATTTGATTTTGGTAATACTTTTTCTATAGCAGGTTCATTTAAAAACCTTTGAACATCTGCTCCAGCCCATGCGAAGATCGCTTGATCATCATCACCAGCTAAATATATATCTTTTGATTTTTCTTTAAGTACATCAAACATATTCCATTGTATTGGAGATAAATCTTGAGCTTCATCTATAAATATTACATCAAAATCTTTACATTTTTCTTTTTCATCTACAAAGTTTTTAATCATATCATTAAAATCATACAAAGTTTCACCTTTGAAATGATTGAAATTTAAATAGATATGTCCTAAGGTTTCATAATCAACATCATCACTCCATTCATTTGTATTGAATTCTTCTTCAGGAGATATGTTTTTAACTCTAGCTTTATTAATTAATTTAAAATACTCACTATTAAAATTTAAATAACCAGACTCATCACCATTATCAGTGACTCTTAAATTTAATTCTTTACCTAATTGTTCATAGTGTACTGGTTGCATAACTCTTTCTTCACTCATACCTAAAGTATGGAATGCAAGAGAATGTAAAGTTTGAAAATGTGGTAAATCTTTTTTATTTAGTTGAGGGTTTCTATCTAACATTCTATCTCTAGCTTCGTTTGCAGCTTTTTTTGTAAAAGCAAAATACCCTATCTTATTTAAGTCAGTACCTTTTTTAATATACTCATCAACTAAATCTAGTAAAGTAGTTGTTTTACCTGTGCCTGGAGGACCAAATATTTTTTTAATCATTAGAAATTACTTTGCTCAACATTGTTTTTAACAACTTGTTCTGGTTCTTTTTTATCTTCTAGTAACTCCGGAAACTTA